ACATCCAGCGTAGCCCCACAGAACACTTGGCCTTTTAGGTTGTAGGCCGCAACGTCGAGACTAGACATGAGAATGTTCCTTTACTGATCAGGTATCAAGGGCCGGGATCGGGAAGCCTTGGCCGGCGATGGCGCCAGAGTAGGAGTTGCCTGCTCCGACCAGTCCTGTCGTAACGACCCAGTTGAGACCGCTGGCATCTAAGGCTGAAGCGAAGTTGCGCAGCAGGATCACAGAGCTTGTCGTGCCGCCGACGCTGACCATCGCGTTACTGGCGGTAGTGTTCAGACGCTTGCTGCTGTTATCCGCCAGCAATCCATTGGTCAACACGCCAGCACTGACGACAATCCACATCGCCTTGTCAGCGATATTGATGCTCAGAACGGTGTTGCGCTGCAGAACCAGCCCGTTGATGTCGTTCGCCGTCAGAATCACCGAGGCAAACGTCGTGCCGATACTGCCGTAGAAGCAGTCCGTCATCATCAGTCCATCGACCGTGTTGGCGGCCCCCGTGGACTTGATCAACTGTGCCCAGTTCGTCGCGGCGAGCGTGTCCTTGAACTCACAGGATTGGACCGCAAAGTTCTTGGCCGTACTCAGCGTAAACGTGGCCGCGATGGTGAGGAAGTTGGCGACGAAAATGCAGTTCTGGAAAGAACAGTCGGCGGCCGAGACCGGGATGGTGGCGGTGTTTGCAGTTGTGAAGGTGAATGTAGGACGGAGGCTTCCGGAGCCTAGACCCACCACGGCGACGCCAGCCACGCTCATCGCCGTAGTCGTCGCGTCCGCAATCGACTCTGCGTGGCCGGCTCCGACGAAGATGATGTCGCCGCGGCCAGCCGTACAAGCCGCGATGGCGCCGGCCAGGGTCGCGAAAGGCCGCTGGTAGGTTCCTCGATTCGTATCTGCGCCGGCGACGGCCCGGTCGTTCAGCACGGTTGAATTATTAACCCAGAAGACATTCCCGGGCTGCATTTGAACCAGAGGCATTCCTCTGACATTCATCCCGTGGGTGAAACCCTGGGGGAAGTTGGTGATTGCTCCACCGATAGGCATGGTAAAACTCCTTGCGTAGCCCCTGAGGACTAGATCGACCTGTCAGATGCGCTGACACGCTACGCGCGAGGTATGGAATTATACCCCGCGCGCATTCTCACCTAACTATCACGGCCCATTGCTGCCGTAGATGCCGCGCGGATCAGTCACGCCAACGCTAAAACGCATGTAGGCCGCGGCCTTGGCGTTCTTCGTGTCGAAATCATTATCCTGATCAAACATCGGCTCGTCCCGCCAGAAGAACGTCATCCCGTTCGGCGCATTGGTTCTGACGAACCACGCGTGCGCCGCGGTGAAGTAGTGGTTCATCTTGATCCCGCCGGGGAACGCATTGACTGCCTTCAGCACATTAATGTTGTTGTTGGCAGAATCCGACTGCAGCACCGACCCCATGATGCGGTTAGCATTGAACCACTCTTGGCGAGCAATATGCAACGACTGGGGCATGATGTTGATCAGCAGACCCGTGTCGTTCGTCGCGCCCATGATCTGGACGCACATATCCTCCAGCGAGGCCTCACTCAAGTCCGCCGGCGTCGCCATGACGTTGCTGAACGTACCGCCAGTCGCATTGACGTGCGAGGCGGAACACAGCGCAGCCGCGTCCCCCGTTGCAAAGTACGTCGTCGCGAAGGCGTTATTGTACGGGAAGGCCGCCACGTTCTCAATCGTCTGTTGCATCGAGAACGCATTGGCCTCTGCACGCCGGGTCGCCACTTCCTTGTACTGATTATCCCTCAGTTCCTCGAACGTGACAATGTAGCCCAGGGCATATGCAAGGTGTGTGAAGGTAGTGACCACACCTTGCAGTTCCCCATCATACGTCACCGGCGCACCTTGTGCCTTGACCGGAGCCATACCGAAAGGCGTGACCTGCACGGTCTGCTCATACGCCTTATCGGAGGTCTTGATGTCGTAAAGATCCGTGTACTCCTTTTCGTGAGTGTCGTAGACTTGACCCCAGGTCGTGTAGACGCCGGGCCACAGCAGTTTTGGGTGCGAGCCTGTGTTGATTACGCCGCCAGCCATTATCTAGTCTCCTTAAGAGATGCCAAGCGAACCAGTCCCGTGGGACAGCTCGTGGACGTTGAATTGAATCAGATGCTTGGCGTAGGCACCCCAGGTGTTGTTGGGCTTGCGGGCCAGGCCGAGAAGCTTGCACTGGAGCGTCGCCGTAACCACAGGGGTCTGGTCGGAGGCACTGCCGAGTTGCCAGCCAGAGACGTAGCCATTGCCGGTACCCAGCCACGAATCGGTGTTCATGCCGATCTCAGTTGCCGCAAGGGCTGTCCCGTTGCTGTGCTCCTGGACCTCGAAGATGATGTTCGGATCATCTGCAACCATGACGTACCAGTCAGTGGACTGGGTTGCCGCCGGCCGATAGGTGATGTCGAGGTTCTTCGGATTGGCCATCAGCCCTTCCGCAACTCCCATCCCTACGATCACGCCGCGGACGCCGTTAGTAATAGCCGCCAGCGCAATTGTCGGGACACCGCTGGCAGTCGCGCCGCCGGCACTAATCACTGGATCACCAATGTACAAAGCAGCGCCACTGTAAGCCGCCGCTACCGCATAGAGCCGAGCCTTGCCGTTCCAGGGGGAACCATTGATGTACCCTACTGGAGTAAACCCGCTCGGACGATTTGGATTCGCCATTTCACAATCTCCAAAAGTTGATTAAGCGCTCTTGCGCTTGGTTCGGAAAAATTCCGGGATCTGTGTCCGCGACGCATCTACATAGCGGTGCTGGGAATCGCCTGCGCGATCTTTCTCTGCCCCAATCATACCGCCCAGGAGCGTGTCGCGCACTTGGGTGTTTCTAGCCTCTAGCAGCGCCTGATCCTCGTCGTACCATTCTTGCTTGATCTTCATCAGGATCAAACGCCCTGGCTGACCATCCTTGCCTAGCTCACCCCCTGACACTACACTAACCCTCGACCCCATATCTGTGTTTCCGGAAACAGCCGAGTCAGTACCCAGCGATACGTTGTTTAACTTCATCTCTCGTGCGTCTACGAACTCATAGCCGCCGTCCAGGGCCCGCTCGAGCCGGGAGGGCTCGCTGCGGAACCAGTGGAGGTGGTAGCCAGGAATCTCCGGTGTGGCCAGCTTTTGCACTGGCGTGGACATCGGGATGCGTTTGCGTTCTTGCTTGGCCGCCGCCGTAGCTGGTGCTTTGATAGTTTCCATCATTATTCTCCGAAATAAAGTTCTGCGTAACGGCTGCGCCACTCAGTGGCAGTCTTGTACTTCTTCCCCTCCCCTACGAAGCGACGGGCGTCGGCATCGCAGGCTGCTCGGGCATCAGCAGGCATGGAGGCATAGGTGTGCTTACCGGGGCTCGCTCCGCCTTCGCCGCTGCCACGCGCCCCCTCAACCTTATCGCCACGCGGCGGCTGGACGCCAAGTTCCTTATCCAACTCTGCTCCGACCTTATCGAAGAACATACGTCCCTGCGTAGTGTCGCCGGCATCTCGAAGCTCCTGCGCGATACCGAGAGCCAGGGCTGTCTTGCGCTTGTTCGTTCCGAACCACGGGTTTTCTTTGTTCCATTCCACCAGATCCGGCGGCGGCACGAACTCAGGCACCGGCGTCGCTGGAGCCGCTACGCGTGGCGCCTCCGCTCCATTCATCTTGGTCAGTTGATCCGTCAGCTCCGCCACGCCATCGTGGTCGCCGGCTTCGCTGGCTGCGGATAGCTGCGCCTTCACCTGCCGCCGAGCCTCTTCCACAGCCTTCTGCGTGGCAACCGTGTGCTGCTCCTCGAGGCCAGCAATGGCATCCTGGGCGGCCTTCAGTGCCGCACGCGTAGCCGCCGACTCGCTCTTAAGCGCACCCAGCTCCGTCTGCAGCCGTCGATTGTGCTCACGCACGATGGGAAGCACTTCCTCCCCACGCTTGATGTACACGTCAGCATCAACGAAGCGCTCCGGGTCGCCGTGGAAGCGGCTAGGTGGAATCCATCCTAGCTCCTCCGCCTTGGCTTGCACCTCGGGCGACTGGCTAGACTCGACTGCCACAGGGGTTTCTTGCTCAGACATTTCCGTTCTCCTCATGCGTGATCGCGCAGAAGATATCGCGATCATTCACCAATCTATATACCTTCCCATCCGCCGGACCTTTGGCCATGAAGCCGGCGAACTTGGTCACTAGGACCTTATCCCCAGCCCGAGCCCGCGGCGCCGGCTCGTCGTGCCAGGCACTCGGCCCAACCTCAACCACGCGAGCTCGATTATCCACCATGCTCATTCGACCCTGCACTGCATCTGGCAGTTCAATCAGTGCCCCGTGCCGCTCTGGCTCATACGGCTCAATCAACACTGCTA